AGGATAATGGAAGAAGATTCTAGAGAAGATTACTTAGATTTTTCAATCGAGGATATACATCTTTTATATCATTGCGTTGAAAAGAGATTAGAATCTTGGGAGGGTTATCCATCCAGACATCCATTTGAACAAGAACATTTAGTGTCTTTAAAAAGTTCATTATATAAAATAATATTAGAATACAAGTTTAAATACTCAGAATAAATAATGACAGCAATGTTATTATTATGAGTGACGTAAAAATTTCAAAAAAGAATGAGGTTTACATCAAACTAGAATGTGAGCCTCATATTTTATATGAACTCCAAGAATACTTTACGTTCGAAGTTCCTGGGGCAAAGTTTATGCCTCAGATGAGAAATAAGTATTGGGATGGAACTATTAGATTATTGTCCGTACATACTGGAGAAATCTATGTAGGACTACTCGATAAAGTAATTGAAAAGATAAAATTGCATGGGTATACTTACGAATTTAAACCAAGTAAGTATTATGGTCAACCATTTGAGGTAAACGAGAATATCTCATTTGAAGGTGTAAAAGATTATATGCACTCTATCTGTACACATTCTCCTAGAAAATATCAGATAGAGTGTGTGTATGATGCATTAAGATACAATAGAAAATTAATGATTAGTCCAACAGCTTCTGGAAAATCATTAATGATATATTCTATCGTAAGATATTTTGTATCTCAAGGAAAAAATATTTTAATTGTTGTACCAACTACAAGTCTTGTAGAGCAGATGGTTGGAGACTTTAAAGATTATGGTTGGAATGCTGAAGATTACTGTCATAAAATTTATTCTGGAAGAGAAAAACGAAATGATCTTCCGGTAACAGTAACTACATGGCAATCAATTTATAAATTGGAAAGAAGTTTTTTTGAAAACTATGATGTTGTAATTGGTGACGAAGCGCACCTTTTCAAAAGTAAGTCATTAATTAATATTATGACTAAATTGCATAATACAAAGTATAGATTTGGATTTACTGGAACATTAGATGGAACTCAAACTCATAAATGGGTTCTTGAAGGTTTGTTTGGACCTTCCTATAAAGTAACAAAAACATCAGAACTAATGGAAAAAGGATTTATTTCCACATTAGATATTTTTTGTTTAGTTATAAAGCACAATCCAAAAAAGTTTGAAACTTATGAAGATGAGGTTCAATATTTAATTGGAAATTCAAAAAGAAATAAATTCATCAAGAATCTATCTCTAGACTTGAAAGGTAATACTTTAATTTTATTTTCTAGAGTAGAATCTCATGGAAAGATTCTTTTCGAATTAATAAATAGTAATGCCAATGGAAGAAAAGTTTTCTTTATTCATGGTGGTGTTGGAGTAGAAGAAAGAGAAAGAGTAAGAGAAATAACTGAGAAAGAAAATAATGCAATCATTATTGCTTCTTATGGAACAATGAGTACAGGAGTTAATATTAGAAATCTACATAATGTTATTTTCTCTTCTCCAAGCAAATCTAGAATTAGAAATCTTCAAAGCATTGGAAGAGTTTTGAGAAAAGGTAAAAATAAATCCAATGCAATTTTATATGATATTGCGGATGATATTACATACAAATCATCTAAAAATTATACCTTGAATCATTTCATTGAAAGAGTAAAAATTTATAATGAAGAGAAATTTAATTATGAAATTGTACCTATTAATTTAAAAGGATGATAGAGGAAGAATTTTATGCTTCATTAAAGTTTAAAAATGGTGAAGAAGTCTTTGCTAAGGTTTCTGTTTCTGAAGAGGAAGATGAAACTTTACTTATACTTCTTCATCCAATAACAATTGTTGAAGTAAAAGAGAGACCAAATGGAGTAGTTGGACTTAAGATTCAACCATGGATAAAGACTTCAAATGAAGATACTTTTATAGTAAATAAAAAAGATTTAATTACTGTATCAGAATCTTCTAATCAAGAAATAATCATGGCATATAACTCATATGTCAGACAGGTAACTGAAGATGGATCAAACTACTCCAAGATAAATCGTAAAATGGGATATATTGGTTCAATTGATGAAGCTAAAGAGCTCTTAGAAAGAATCTTTAAGAATATCTAAGAGCTTAAAGCTGTCCTATCAACCCTAACAGAGAGATTCTACTGCTATTCTGAGTCTGTGTCAAGTATTTAATTAATTGCAAAAATACAAATAAGATGTTATTATTATAGTAATTAAATCTTATAGATAGGTAAAATGATTACTACGAATATAATGTCTAAAAGAAAAAGATCAGTTCATTATGTAAACAATAAAGAATTTTTATCTGCTCTGATTAAGTATCGTGATGAAGTAGAAAGAACCTTCATACAAAAATATGGAAGAGAGCCCACTAAGGACGATAGAGGGACCAGATGGGACACTAAACCCCCAATTCCCAATTACATTGGAGAATGTTTTTTAAAGATTGCAACTCATTTATCCTTTAAACCAAATTTTGTAAACTACATGTTTAAGGATGATATGATTTGTGATGGTATTGAGAATTGTGTTCAATACATTCATAACTTCAATCCAGAGAAATCACAGAATCCTTTTGCCTACTTCACTCAAATTATTCACTACGCATTTTTGAGAAGGATTCAAAAGGAAAAGAAACAGATTGAGATTAAGAATAAGATTTTAGAAAAGAGCGGATACAGCGAAGTGTTTGACGACAACAACACCATTGACGGTGACAACTATTCGGACTATAATAGTATCAAAGATGCTGTTCACTCCAAACTTCGTTATTAATGAAAGTAGCAATAATCACAGATACACATTGGTGTGCTAGAAAATCTTCAAAGATATTTCAAGATTATTTTGAACTATTTTACAAAAATGTATTTTTTCCAACTTTAGAAGAGTATGGAATCAAAACCATAATTCACATGGGTGATGCATTTGATTCTAGAAAAGCTATTGACCTATCTGGATTAGAGTGGACTAAAAGAGTAGTTTTGGAAAAAATGAAAAATTATGATGTGCATATGATTACCGGAAATCATGATTGCGCATTAAAGAATTCAAATAGAATTAATTCTCCAGATCTTTTGCTGAGGGAATATCCCAACATTAAAACTTATAGTGAACCAACAGAAATTAATATTGGTGGTTTAGATATTTTACTTTTACCCTGGATTAATCAAGAAAATGAGGAAAAAACTTTCAAACTTATTGAAAAGACAACTAGCAAGTGTGCGATGGGGCACCTTGAACTCGCAGGATTTAGAGTTAATAAACAAATCGTCATGGAGCATGGTTTGGAAAGCAAACTATTTGCGAAGTTCTCCAAGGTCTTTAGCGGCCACTATCACACTCGATCGACTGACGGAAAAGTATTCTACCTAGGAAATCCTTATGAAATGTTCTGGGCAGATGTTCAGGATAAAAGGGGATTTACAATCTTTGATACTGAAACACTAGAACATTCTCATGTTAGGAATCCAAATAGATTATTTTACAACATCTATTATGATGATTTGGATTATCAGATGTTTGACACTCGTGAATATGAGAACAAGATTGTTAAGTTAATTGTTAATAAAAAATCCGATTTAAAAAAGTTTGATAAGTTTCTGGACAAACTTTATTCTTCAAATATTTTTGAAATAAAAATTGTTGAAAACATTCATATATCAGAACCAGAACATAGTGAAGTTTTGGATTCTGAAGATACTCTAGGCATACTTGATACTTATATTGAAGAATCTGATGTTTTGCTAGATAAAAATCTAATCAAGACTATGATAAAGGATATATATCAAGAGGCTTGTGAGATAACCTGATATGTTTATTTTAACTATAGTTGGAGAAGAAGATAGAGGAGCTTATTCTGTAACAAATGAAGATGGCGAAAAAGTTCTTTACATATTTGAGGAAGAAGATGATGCGGTAAGATTTGGTCTTATGTTGGAAGAATCTGGATGTCCAGAAATTAATGCTATTGAAATTGAAGGAGATGCCATAATGAAAGTTTGTCACATTTATGGATATCGATATACCATAATTACGCCCAATGATATTGTAATTCCCCCAGAAGATAATGATATTTTTTAAGAAAATTAAATGGAAAAATTTTCTAAGTACAGGAAATAGTTTTAATGAAATTGAACTTGGTAAAAGTGAAAATACATTAATTATTGGCACAAATGGTTCTGGAAAAAGTACAGTTTTGGATGCTTTGACTTTTTCTCTTTTTGGCAAACCATTTAGAAAAATTAATAAACCCCAACTTCTAAATTCTATAAATGAAAAAGATTGTGTTGTTGAGGTTGAATTTTCTGTTGGTAGTTGCAATTGGAAAGTTGTTAGAGGTATAAAACCAACTCTCTTTCAAATTTATAGAGATGAAAAACTTTTAGATCAGCATTCGGACTCCTTAGACCAACAAAAGTGGTTAGAACAAAATGTTCTTAAAATGAATTACAAATCATTCACTCAGATTGTGATTCTTGGAAGTACTGCTTTTATTCCTTTTATGCAACTTTCTGCATCTAATCGAAGAGAAGTAATTGAGGATTTATTGGATATTAAAATCTTTTCTTTTATGAGTTCAATCGTAAAAGATAAAATAAAATTAATTAGAGACGAAATTAGAACTTTAGAACTAAAGAAAAAATCTTTGGAAGATAAAGTTGAGATGCAGACAAATTTTATTAATAAGATAAAAAATGAAGGCAAATCTAAAATTGAAGAACTTGGTAAAGATGTAAAATCTCTTGAAGAAGAAATTGAAGGATTTATCAAGTTGAAT